TGGGGAGGAGGAGGGATTTCTTTGGACCGCTCCATGCCGCTCCGCTCGATCCCGCTCCATCATCCGGTGCCACGGCATTAGCATTTCTAATTTCCGAAATCCGAATCTGGTATGGGGTATGGGGTAGGACATCCTGGGTCCGATGGGGGATGGGAGAAAATGCTGGGGCCGCCCAGTATCCCGGACGGCCCCGATAACTCCTTCCACACGTGGTGGGCGAGCTGGGCGAAGATTAGCGGGCGACCGGATCCGGGCAACAAAAAGCCCCGCAGGGCGAACCATACGGGGCGCGATGGGGAATGGGGAGGCTAGGCGATTCCCGCGAGGGCGATCGCGGCCATGGCCGCTACGCAAAGGGCACCAAGGAGGAGCCACCCGATGGCGCGGAAAAGGTCGGTCATACTGCGTACCTTTCGGCAATGTCTCCCCAGCAGCAGAGACGATAGTGCCCGTTGAATTTCAAGACCGTCGTGACGTACGGGTCCCCGGCGTTCAGGTAATAGCACCAACCCTTTTCAGTCTCGAAAGCCTCAACCCCGTGAGTCTCGAGCAATTCGTTCAGGCACTCCATCCGGAGATCACGGGTTGAGGGAGGGTTGTAGCACTCCCGGACCCGTGCAGCGCCCGCGGGCAACTCCTCGAGCTCACGACGGCTCATCCGGAGAATCTCCTTCGCCCGCTTCCCTTTTCCGGGGAAAACAGCCTCGAGCGAATTGATGGGAGGGGAAAGGAATTTCACTTGGACACTCCTTCCTTGAAATGCCGGGCTCCGGTTCCGTGGACGGGAATGAAAACCGATTGGATGCCCGAACGGGCACCCGCGCAGGCTAGGCAATCGGCGCAAGGCGTCCCGGATCGATCACTGGCACAAAGAGTCTCGATCGAGTGATGATCGAGGTCCGGAGTGACCCGGAAAGTGCTCCAGCCCATCGAGCGGGCGATGATGAGTTCCGCAGCAGTGTCCACGGAGGCCATGAGGAGTTGACGCCACCCTTGCAAGGAAGGTTTGCGCCATTGATGCGTATAGCCCGTCCACCCGCTCGAGGCTCCGGCGATGGCCAGTGCCAAGGATAGGGGCAAATGAGTCGGATCCCCGTATGCGCCGAAACGAACCCGCCGCCCCGCGAAAACGGAGATTGAGGGGAGGGGAGGGTATGCTCCGGAGCGCCATGCCCGCCATATCCCGAGAGGCGCTTGGCCCACGTTGACGTAACAACTGCGACCGGAGCCGTCGCCGTTGCCCCGATGGACGCAGGAACCGCAAATGAGCCTGTCGAGACCTTCCTGAATTGCGCGGACGGGGTCCATGGATCGGACCAGAATCCAGACTTGGATCATCGGGCCCGTTTTCCGATTGTCGCTGGGCGACTCAAAACCGGTCGCGATCACGACTCGGTCGTGATCCTCATGGAGAATAAAGCCGTTCACTGGGCACCTCCGACGATAGGGGCGATCGATCGAAGCAAGGCGCTAGGAACGGGCCGATCGGTGTCAACGTATCGGGCATGCGATTTGTATTTGTGACCTCCCGATTGAAGCGATCGCCCGTAGCCCGTCCAAGTCAACCGGACCCGTCGCCCGTTGACCTCTGCAATGACACCCTCAAAGGAGAGCATCGATCGGCGCACGCAGGCATGCACGTAACAGTGCCCGTATCGGCGAGTACACTGCACGTAGGCAATCAGGTTCGGGATGTAGTGCTCCGGAGGGTTCAATTGACACCTCCGATGAAGAGGTGGGCGACGCAATAGGCGAGGGTGCCGATGACGAGGGCGCAGGCCGCAAGGAAGGCTAGCGCGGACAGTAGGGATTTGAGGGTTTGCATGGGATTTGAAGGCTCCGACTAGTGGGAGCACGGGCGAAGTAAACCAAACAAGACGCATCTTGTCAACGTCGGGCAACAAAAAGATTGCGGGTTCCAAGGTTGGCATGCAAAGCCTCTCGCATGGCCAGGAAGGGAAAAGAGGAAGCGAAAGAGACGGGAAACGCGGTTCAGGTGATCCCGGAAAAGGGAATGACCAGGAATGGGAGGAAGATCGGGAGACCCCTCAAAATCCTTTCTACTGAAGTCACAAAAAAAGCGATCGAAGCTGCCCGCCTTGGGATTCCTTTGGAGCGCATCGCGATCGGTTGCGGGTTCTGGAACAACGGGGCCGGCTGGCAAAGCTACTTAGCTAGGAATCCGGCTTTCGCCGCGGAGCTAGAAGCTGCCCGCTTCGATGGAGAGGTAGAACTATCCTCCGTTGTCCGATCATGCGGCCCCGGCTGGCAAGGCTCCGCGTGGTTGTTGGAGCGAACCCGAGGCTACGTAGCTCGAGCCCAACTGGAACACACGGGCAAAGGAGGGAAGGAACTCTCAGTAAGCGGTGCCCTACTCGGAGCATTCGGAGGCAGCAAATAGACCACGGGGGGGCCAGGACCCCCAAGAGGGGGGTGGGTGTTACCTGTATACCCCCTCCCCCTACCGACCCCAATTTTATGCCCGTCAAGCAAATAAAGCGCAAGCGGTCAAGCCCCATCGGGATGGGCTCGCATATCCCTGCGTGGAAGCAGCGCAAGCTCCTGGAGGAGGCTCAGCAGCTCAAGAACTTCCCGAAGATGATGCTTGGCCTACGCGATGTGTACCCCTGGCAGGAGGCGGTGCTGGGTGCGTTGAACGAGAAGCACTCGAAAGTGGCGCTGAAGGCGGCGAACGGTTCTGGCAAGACGAGCATGGTCGCGGCGTCAGCCGTGATCTGGCACATGCTCCGCTGGCCGGGTAGTCTGGTGGTGTGTACGGCAGGTGTGTACCGACAGGTGGCCGACGCGTTGTGGCCGCATCTGAGGAAGATGATCAACGGGTTGGGTGGCGAGGAGAATGGTTTCTCGATCAAGGACGGCGAGATCCGGTATGTGTACCCGCGCAAGGTAGATGGTCAGGAGCTGGTGAGCCGGTGCATCGGGTTCAGCGCGAGCAACCCGGAGAAGGCGGAGGGTTGGCATGTGCAGGGTCCGAGTCAGGACTTGATGTATGTGGTTGACGAGGCGAAGGCGGTTCCGGACGGGATATTCCAGTCGATGGAGCGGTGCCAGCCGACGCGGACGCTGTTGATGAGCAGCCCGGGCGGCAGCAGCGGGTATTTCTACGAGGTATTCCGGCGGAATGATGGCAAGTGGCAGACCTTCACGGTGACCGCTTATGATTGTCCGCACATCCGGAAGGAGTGGATTGACGAGCAGATGGCCCGCTGGGGCGAGGGTCACCCGCTGGTGCGCTCGATGATCTACGCGGAGTTCATGGAGGATGACGGCAGTCTGACCGCGGTGAAGACGGCCGACTGGCAGAGGGTGGTATCTGGCCCACCCAAGGAGGAGACCGACGGGCATCGGCTCACGGCTGGGTGTGATTTCAGCGCGGGCGGCGACGAGAGCGTGATGGTTATCCGCCAGGGGAACACGGTCAAAGCCCTCATCCGCTGGCGGGACAAGGACACGATGGCGAGTGTGGGGCGGTTCATAGCGGAATTCCGGAAGTGGAAGCTGAAGGCTGAGGATATCTATGCCGACGTAGGAGGCATGGGCGTGGTGATGTGCGACGCACTGCGGGCGGAGGGGTGGGATGTGCGCCGGGTGAACTTCGGGGAGCGGGCCATCCGGGATGATCAGTTCGTGAACCGTGCGGCGGAGATGTGGATCGAGTTCGGGCGGATGGTGGAGGAGGGGAAGGTGAATCTGGGGCCGGTAGGGACGGACGAGGTGCTGCTCCAGCAGTTCGTGAGCCGGAAGGTGCGGACCAATGGGAAGGGGAAGCTGACGCTGGAGGGGAAGGACGAGCTCCGAGCCAGAGGAGTGAACAGTCCCGACAGGGCGGATGCGATGGTATTGGCCTTCTGCGGCGGTGGCGGGAAGCGGATGGACGAGTATCTGAAGGCGGTGGGCGAGGATGGTCGGAGCCTTCTGGAGCGGATGGAGGATGAGCTAGGGGCGATCGAGCCGGAGGGGGTTGCGCTTGCTGGTTGCGAGGTGGGGGGATAAGAGGAGGGGAGGACTATATATG